ACTCGTGATCCACGCGACGCTATCGAGCCACACGCTTATATTACGCGTTGGGGTGGGCAGGAAAAAGACCCCGAAACCAGACGCTACCGCTATTCGTTCGACGTTGACTGGATAGTGAAGCGATAACCCTCTCACCGGCCCTGAGCCGGTTTTTTTATGACCGGAGATAACCCATGTCTGTATTAACTCAAGGCACGCAGCTCTATTTACTCGCCAATGGCGCAGTGAGTGAAGTGGAGTGTATTACAGCGTTTTCACCAGGCAGTAACCCTGCAGACCAGATTGAGGATACCTGCCTCTCTGAAAAGAACGATCGTACTTACAAACGCGGGCTTCGCACCCCGGGCGCAGCATCCCTCACGCTGAATGCTGATCCTAAAAATGCCAGCCATATCATGCTCTACAACCTGTCGATTTCCGATGATGAGGCCGATCAGGATCTGACCTTTGCAATCGGCTGGTCTGATGGTGAAGCCGCGCCGACGGCAGCCGCCAGCGGCACGAGCGGTGCGGTAGATGGACTGGCGTTGCCTGACAGCCGCACGTGGTTTGTTTTCAAAGGCTACGTAAGCGACTTCCCGTTTGATTTTGCAGCCAATACGGTTGTTTCCACTTCCGCCTCTATCCAGCGTTCCGGCTCTGCCGTCTGGGTACCAAAAGCGAGCGCATAAAGCATGAAGCTGACACTGGATTCACTGAAGCAGGCCGGAGCATTCACCGGTCGCCCGGTAGAGAAGGAAATCACCTGGAAGCAGGGTGAGCAGGAGATCACCGCAACCGTCTATATCCGCCCTATGGGATACCATTCGGCGATGACCGACGTTATGGCGGCAAATGGCCGGGTGGATGGCGTAGCCGGTCGTATTGCTGCCTCCATCTGCGACGAAGCCGGGCACCCGGTGTTTTCCCCGGCGGATATTACCGGTGAAGCGGATCCGGAACGCGGCGCGCTGGATGGCCAGTTGACTATCGCTCTGCTGCTGGCTATCCAGGAGGTTAACGATCTGGGAAAGAGTACCAGCTCAGCGCCGAAGACGAGTTCTGGTGCGAGCTCGTCCTCAACGGCATCGGCGGACGTACAATCGCCGAAGCGCGGGAAGCGATCACCTTCAAAGAGTCGCAGCTCTGGGCGAAATACCGGGAACGATACGGCAGCCTGAACCCGATGATGCGGACGGAGTGGGGCGCTGCGCTGATCTCCTCTGTTCTGGCGAACGTCAACAAAGGCAAGGACGCCCCGGCATTCCGTATCAGTGATTTTGCGCCACACATTGCCGAAGCTCCTGTCTCTCTGGAAGATGCAATGAAGGCTTGGAGCTAAGCAAGTTAATATTTGTGATACATTTAGATCTTCATAGATGGAGATCTCGCAATGAAAAATTTTGGTTGGCTTCTTTCGTTAATTGGAGTGTTACTTGGTATATATGCCCTATTAATGGATGTGACTGTCCCTGATGGAGATGGCACAAATGTTGTTAATTTCGGGCTGCTTTCTCTAAGGCAGAATCTGGTAATAATCGCAGGTTTTTTGTTTTTAGGTGGCCTGATAGTCTCAGCATTGAGAAGGAAGAGGCCTGTGCCTGTAATAGATTTTACAGAGCTAGATCGCATCGATGCAGAATATTTTGTTATCCATGCTGATAGTGGTGATCGTCTTGATATTTTAGCCATTAATAGGGTAACACTCATGCTTTTAGGGAAATATAGCAAGAGTAGTGTTTCAGACATCATGCTAATGAATAGACCTCTTATTGACAAATGGTTAAGTTCTTTGCCTGTTGAACTGCAAAAGGATTTTAGGAGACAGTTAGAGGATAGGCTAAAACAAAATAGCTAAATGAGCCCCGCTTAGCGGGGTTTTTTTTGGAGAAAAAATGGCTAGTAAATCTCTTGGCACCCTCACGATAGATCTAATAGCCAAGGTGGGCGGTTTTGTTACAGGAATGGAGAAGGCCGAGCGCTCTTCAGGGAAATGGCGCAAGCAAATAGAGGGAGATGCTAAAGCTGTCGGTTCTGCTATTTCGTCAGTAGGTGTCGCTGCGGCAGGTGCGGCGGTAGCGGCAAGCGCTGCTGGCATTGTTTTGCTAAAATCCACTTCTGATCAAATCACTAAAACTGATCGCTGGGCAAAATCTCTGCGAGTATCGACTCAAGAGCTTCTTGCGTGGCAGTTTGCTGCAGAAAAAGCCGGGGTATCTGGCGACCAGATGGCTGATATTTTTAAAGATATTGGCGATAAAATTGGTGATGCTGTACTTAATAAATCAGGTGAGGCTGTTGATGCACTAAATGCGCTGGGTTTATCAGCAGATAAGTTATCCAAAACCACCCCAGATAAACAGCTTTTGGCTATTGGTGAGGCTTTAAGTAAAGTCTCTACTAACGCCGGGAAGATAACTATTCTTGAAAGTCTTGGTAATGACTTATCAAAACTACTCCCGCTTTTTGATAATAATAATGAAAAATTGAAGTCATTCATTCAACAAGCTAAAGATTATGGCGTTGCTCCTGACGCCAAGTCTATTAATGACTTGTTGAAAGTTAACGAGCTTTTTCAAGATATAGATGCTCAAGTTAAAGGGCTGAAAATTGAAATCGCTAGTGGACTCGCAAAAGTAGACTTGTCTCAATTAAATAAGTCTCTCAGCGATGTAAAAAACATCTTAACCGATCCTTCTGTTTTGCAAGGCCTGGCTTCTCTTGTGAGCCAGATAGCTGGGCTGGCGGGATGGATGGCAAAGGCGGCATCTGAGGCTGGTAAGCTTGCAGTAGCGTCGGGAAATAGAATGGCCGCCTTAGGCGGCAATGTCGATATGTCAAATATAGATCAGATAAATGAGCGTATTGAATATCTTCAGAGAAACCTTTCGGGGCGAGACGGATTCTATTCCCAGGGTGAGTCTTTCTTTGGCTGGCTAACAGGCGGTGATGACAGTGTAAAAACCTTGAGCGAAGAGCTAAAGGGATTAATCGAACAACGTGAAAAACTGTCAGAACAAAAAAATGCTGTGAATCTCCCGCCCACGACTCAAGCCACCACAGCGCCAAAGGGTTCATTTGCGCTTGAAGTTAATGAGGTCAACGGCAAGCCAACGGTCGACGCCGGAGCTAAAAAGCTTGAGGGTGCCTTCAAAGCTACAGAGCAAAGCTATCTTCGCCAGATAGCCCTGATCGACACCACTGGCAAAAAAACAGCTGACGTCACAGAGCAACAAAAGCTGCAATTTGATATCGCCGACGGCAAGCTGGAGGGCCTTAACGCGACGCAGCGCCAGCGCCTCGAGCAGTTGGCCACAGAAGTGGATCGGCTTAATGCTGTTAAAAAGGCTAACGAAGATAATCTTAAGGTCGCCGAGTATGTGGCGAACCTGCAGCGCGAGAACGCCAACAACGCCGCCACCCTCAATGCCGATATCGTTGGTGCTGGCATGGGCGACAAGACGCGAGAACGTATGCGCGAACGCCTGGCCGTCGAACGGGAATTCATCGAAAAGCGTGAAGACCTCCAGTTGCAGTACCAGTCAGGTGATATCACCGAAAGCGTTTATCAACGCGAATCGGAAGCTATTAATGATGCGCTGGCTACGCGACTCGGCAACTACGAATCCTACTACCAGCAGATAGACCAGCTCGACGCCGACTGGGTAACCGGCGCGCGCGACGGTCTGGCTAACTGGGTTGATGATGCCACGAACTACTCCTCTCAGGCTGCCAGCGCAATGCAGAGCGCGATGTCCGGCATTACCAGCAATATTGTCGATATGCTCAACGATAACGAGGCTTCCTGGAAGGACTGGAGCGTCAGCGTCCTGAAGTCTATCCAGACCGTACTGGTTAATATGGCGATCGCCAATGCAGTCAGCGGCATCGGTTCTCTATTCAGCTTTGGGGCTACTGGCGGCAGCACTCCAGGAGGTTCATACGCCAGCGCTGTCGCGGGAATAAAGCTGAACGCGAAAGGTGGGGTATACGAATCTGCCGATCTGAGCCAGTTCAGTAACAGCATCGTCAACAGCCCGACCATGTTCGCTTTCGCTAAAGGCGCTGGCCTGATGGGTGAGGCCGGGCCGGAGGCGATCCTGCCGCTGACGCGTGCCGCCGACGGTTCGCTGGGGGTGCGTGCTCTTGGCACTGGCGGGGGAAATGGTGGAGGCATGAATATCAATATCAATGCTCCCGTCAGCATCTCTCAGGATGGTTCGGCAGGTGAGATCAGTAACGCGAATACCGCCAACACTGCACGCCAGCTCGAAGGCATTATCCAGCAAACCCTCACCGATCGCCTGAAGAAAGAAATATCTCCGGGCGGCATCCTCTATCGCCGTTAAGGAGCAATATGGCAATCGACACTTTTACCTGGTGCGTTCGTGTGGGGGCCAGTGGAACAAACACTATATCCACACTTCAGGCGCAGTTCGGGGATGGCTATAAGCAAGTGGCCGGAGCCGGGATTAACACTGCGGCGGAAACCTGGAGTCTGGTATGTAGCGGTAACGCGAGTGCAATGAAGGCGGTGAGGGACTTCCTGCGGGGTCACGTTATCCACTCTTTCTGGTGGGTAAATCCGTGGGGCGAGAAAAAACTTTTCAGGGTCAGGGGCGACAGCATCAGTCCTAATTTTATCAACGGCAATTTTGTTGAGATCTCGTTCACCTTTGAGCAGGCCTTTGCGCCTTAAAAAAATCCCACTCACCCTGGCCGCTTATGCGGTCTTTTTTATGGGCTGAATATGAGCTTTACGAACGACGTACAGAAACTCGAGCTGGGTGAGCTGATACAGCTCATCGAGATCGACGGTACCGCCTTTGGCATGGATACCATACTGCGCTTTCATGCGCACAATATTGCAGCTCCGGGCTGGGCTGCGTTCGCTGCTGATAACCTGCCAGCCATTATCTGGCAGGGCCAGCAGTATGACCCTTACCCGTATGAGCTGAAAGGGCTGGAGCTGTCCAGCACCGGGGCGCAACCCACCCCCACGCTTTCCGTTTCCAACGTCGGCAACTACGTTACCGCGCTGTGCCTCGAGTACGACGATTTGGTCAAGGCAAAAGTTAAAATCCACACCACGCTGGCGAAATACCTGGACGCGGCCAACTGGACAGCCGGCAACCCGAACGCCAGCCCGGCCGACGAACGCGTACAGCTTTTTTACGTCAACGCTAAAACAGCCGAAACGCGGGTACAGGTCGACTTTGAGCTGTGCTCACCCTTTGATATCCAGAACCTGCAGCTGCCCACCCGGCAGATCACCCCCGTCTGCACCTGGTGCATGCGTGGCTGGTACCGCACCGGCACCGGATGCGATTACAACGGCAACCGCTATTTCCTTAAAGACGGCACGCCTACCGATAATCCGGCACTGGATGTGTGCAGCGGCCTGCTGCAGGACTGCGAAGCGCGCTTCGGGGCTGGCAACCCACTGTCGTTCGGTGGCTTCCCGGCGGCAAACCTTCAGGGTAAATAACCATGCGAAAAAAACTGATGGATGCGATCCGCGCCCACGTTGCGGCGGAGTATCCGAACGAGGCCTGCGGAGTAGTGGTGCAGGCAGGGCGGGCGCAGCAGTACATACCGTGCCGCAATATTTCAAACACTCCCACCGAGGCCTTCACGCTTTCGCCCGAGGACAAGCTCGCGGCGTCGGAGCAGGGCGAGATCATTATGGTTATCCACTCCCACCCGGATGTGGTCCAGCTCGTACCGTCCGAAATGGACCGTGTGCAGTGTGACTGGTCCGGCGTTGAGTGGGGCATTATGAGCTGGCCCGACGGGGATTTTTGCACTGTGGCGCCACGTGAAGACCGGGACTACGCCGGGCGGCGCTGGGTGCTGGGATTTGCGGACTGCTGGTCGCTGATCCGCGAGTGGTATCAGCGCGAGCATGGCATCGCCCTGGGCGATTACTCGGTACCGTACGAGTGGTGGGAGCAGGGCGAAAACCGTTACGACGATAACTGGCAGACAGAAGGTTTTGTCGAGATCGACCCGGCGGACATGCAGCCCGGCGATATGATCATGATGCGCGTGCAGGCCCAGGTGACCAATCACGCAGCGATCTACCTCGGACGCCACGAGCATCAGGAAAACATCATGCTGCACCACAACTTTGGCAGCCTGTCTGCCCGGGTGCCGTATGGCAAATATTACCGTGATCGTACTGTTCGTGTGGTCAGGCATAAGGAACTGATGAATGCGGAAAACACTGATTCTTGAAGGCCGCATGGCGAAGAAATTCGGGCGTGAGCATAAGTTTCACGTTGAGGATCTGCGCGAGATGTTGCGCGCCATGTGCAGCCAGGTCCCCGGATTTAAACGCTACCTGTCAGAAGGGCACATGAAGGGGATCCGGTTCGCCTTCTTCAATGGCAAAAATAATATCGGTCTCGACGAGTTCGACATGACCCGTGGCGGCGAGGTGTACCGGATCTCAGCCATTACCGAAGGCTCTAAGCGGGGCGGCGTTCTGCAGATTGTTATCGGGGCAGTTGCTCTTGTGGCTGCTTACTTCACGGCAGGTGCATCACTTGCCGCAATCGGGATAAGTGCCACGGTGCCAGCTGGCGTCACAAGCGCTCTGACCGGACTCGGGCTGTCTATGGCTATAGGTGGCGTGGTGCAGTTGCTGACCCCACAGCCAAAATATAACGTTGGTGCGTCGTCCAGCGCTGATAATAAACCGAACTATGCCTTTGGCGCGCCGGTGAACACCGTGGCGATGGGTTATCCGGTCCCCCTGGATTACGGCGAACCTGAAATAGGCGGTCCGATAATCAACGCAGGGATCTTCTCCAGCGACCAGCAGTAAAATTTGACCAACTCCAGGCCACCTCAGGGTGGCTTTTTTTATGGGTGAAATATGCGACTTCTCGAAGGTGAGACCATTATTCAGGGACGTAAAGGCGGAGGAAGCAAACCGCATACCCCTGTTGAGGCTCCGGACGACCTGCTGTCGACGGCAACACTAAAAATGCTGGTGGCTATCGCGGAGGGTGAAATCCAGGGTGATCTGACCGCGCAGAAAATTTTCCTCAACGACACGCCGCTGGCCAACGATGACGGCAGTTTCAACTTCACCGGCGTGAAGTGGGATTTTCGCCCGGGAACGCAGGACCAGACCTATATTCAGGGGCTGCCGGATACCAGTAACGAGCTTTCAGCAAACGTGACGGTAACAACCACGGCACCCTGGACTCGCCAGTTCACTAACCTAACGCTGGATGCCGTGCGGATAAAGCTGAGCCTGCCCGCGCAGTACACCTATAAAGACAATGGCGACATGGTCGGCACGGTCACCGAGTACGCTATCGATCTCTCCACTGATGGCGCCGCCTGGCAGACGGTGGTTAACGGTAAATTTGACGGAAAGACGACCAGCGAATATCAGCGTGATCACCGCATAGATCTTCCTGCGGCCACAACCAGCTGGGCCGTGCGGGTGCGCCGTATCACTCCCGATTCTGTGGGTAACGCAAAACTGGTCAATGCCTTTAAGGTGTTTTCTTTTGCAGAGGTAATCGACAGCAAATTGCGCTACCCCAACACGGCGCTGCTGTACATCGAGGTCGATGCCAGCCAGTTTACCGCCGGCGCACCAAAGGTTACCTGTCGGCCAAAAGGCAAGCTGGTTCGTGTTCCTGACTCCTACGATCCGGTGACCCGCACCTATGGTGGCGCCTGGTCGGGCGGCTTCAAAATGGCCTATACCAACAACCCGGCATGGATATTTTACGACCTGGTGCTGGATGAAATTTATGGCATGGGAACCCGCGTCGATGCAGGCATGATTGATAAGTGGGAACTGTACGCCATTGCACAGTACTGCGACGACATGGTGTCTGATGGTGCTGGTGGTACTGAGCCGCGCTTTACCTGCAACGTGTGCATCCAGAGCCAGCAGGATGCTTACACCGTTCTCAGCGACTTGGCCGCTGTGTTTCGTGGCATCACCTTTTGGGGCAACGATCAGATTTACGTGCGCGCCGACGTGCCGCAGGATGATGTTGATTTTACCTACCATGCCTCGAACGTTATCGACGGGTTATTTACCTATGGCGGCGGCAGCTATAAAAACCGCTATTCATCTGCGCTGGTATCGTGGTCGGATCCGCAGAATCATTTCACCGACACCGTAGAGCAGGTTTACGACTCTGGACTGGTTCAGCGCTACGGCGTTAACCAGATGACGATGACGGCGATCGGCTGCACCTCCCAGAGTGAGGCGCACCGCCGGGGCCGCTGGGCGCTGCTGTCCAACGCGCGTGACGGAACGGTGTCCTTTGGTGTGGGGCTGGACGGTTACATTCCGCTGCCAGCGGAGATTATCGGTATCGCGGATCCGTTCCACGCAGGCAAGCAAAACGGCGGGCGCATCCGGGCAGTAAGCGGTCGCAGCGTTGAGCTTGATCGCCCCGTTGAATATGCTGCCGGTGACCGCCTGGTGGTTAATCTCCCCGACGGCAAGGCGCAGACTCGCACGATCGCATCAGTCAGCGCGGACAAACAGACGGTGACGGTCACTACCTCTTTCAGGGTGCCGCCAGAGCCAGGTGCCGTGTGGGCTATCGACAGCGATAACCTTGCTATTCAGTATTTTCGCGTCACATCTATCCGGGCGAATGACGACAGCAATGGTGGTTTCACTATCACTGCGGTTCAGCATGATCCGGATAAATACCGCTACATCGATGACGGTGTGCGCATTACCCCTGCGCCGGTGACCGTCACGCCGATCAGCGTTATTCCGGCGCCGAAAAATATCGCTATCACTGAGACCGATCATATCGAGCAGGGGCTGACGGTCGCCACCATGAATGTGTCGTGGGATCGGGTGGAGGGTGCTATCAGATACCAGGCCCAGTGGCGTAAGGATAACGGCGACTGGGTTAACGTTCCGGTGACCAGCGCCCAGGGATTTACGGTGCAGGGTATCTATACCGGGAACTACGATGTGCGGGTGCGCGCGCTGAACGCGCAGGAATCCAGTTCGCCCTGGGGTTATGCTGACACGACCTACCTGACCGGGAAAACAGGAAAGCCTGGCACGCCGCAGAACCTGCTGGCGAGCGACGATGTGGTCTGGAACATTAACGTTACCTGGGCGTTCCCTGATGGTTCTGGCGACACGGCTTATACCGAGCTGGAGCGTGCTACTACTGACGACAAGGCGAACCCGCTGGCACTGGCCACCGTTCCTTATCCGGCTACCAGTTATCAGCACGGGCCGATGGCTGCAGGGGTGCGGCAGTGGTACCGCGCGCGCCTGGTGGATCGTATTGGCAATGCCGGAGACTGGACTAACTGGGCAATGGGTACATCTTCCATCGATGTGAGCGCAGTCGCAGCTGATATCCTGGAGCAGATGAAGGACACGGCTGTTTTCAAGGATTTGATCGAGAACGCTGTAGAAACCAGTCAGACGATGGCCGATCTGGCTGCCACAATTGCCGAAAATGCTGACCAGCTGGCGGCCGCCGTCGGTGCGACCCGGGAGACAGCCGAAGGCATCATCCAGAACGCGCTGGCGATCTCCGAAGTGGCGTTCCGGCAGTCGGCCCAGCAGGGCGCTAATTCGGCTCAGTTTGAGCAGCTTCGCGAGGTTATGGCCACTGAAACTGAGGCGCGGGTTACCGACGTCACCCGCCTGGATGCGAAAACCGAGGCTAACGCGGCGGGCATTACCGAAGTGCGCCAGGCGCTGGCCTCCGAGGAGGAGGCACGGGCAACGGCGGTTAGCCAGCTGACGGCGGCCACGAAAACCGCGTCTGATAAAGCCGATGCGGCAGCGGGCAAAGCTGGCGCAGCAGCAGAAGAAAGCGCGCAGAACACCGCGGCGATCACGCAACTGGATCAGGTGGTCACGACTCTGGACAGCGCCACCGCATCGCGGTTTGAGGAGATTGTCGGCAAAACGGATGCAGCCAGCGGCGGCGTACGGAGTACGGCGGTCGCCCTGATAGAAAGCACCCTGGCGAACGTTAACCTGCAGCAGCGCCTGAGCGTTCAGTATGGCGATAACAAGGCGGGTATAGCTCGCGTTGACAATGTGATGGCCGACGCCAGCCGGGCGGTCAGCGAGTCGCTGAAAACGCTGGACTCCAGCGCTGGTGGCGGCACGTCTAACGTCACCGATTTTGCCAGAACGATGGCCGATTTCTCGGCCGTCTCGGCCCAGAAAATCAACTCCATTACAGTTAACATGAAGGGG